CTCGTCTTCGATTCCTACCCCTGCCACGTAGTAGGTACCTGACCGGTATCACTTGGTTGCCTGTATAGCTCACTGCGCCCCCAAACTCTTGGACGTTCGGGGCTGGTCTGTTTTGTCTTTGTCTTGCGTACTTCTTTGGGCCAACTACGAGATTGAATTTTCCCTCCAAAGAGAACTCGACAAGCTTCAAGCCTTGATTACCTGCGACGTGAGCATGTGGGGGTTTCCCAGGCTTACTAGCCCCTGGTCTACGCCGTATGATTTGTTTCATCCGTTTACGAAGTTGGTAACCAACTTTGCGCAATGCAATGGCCTCTTGCTTTCCAATCTTAGCAGCAAGCCGGTTCATGTCATTGAACAAGTTTCGCGGGTTGAACTTGAATCCTATTCTCATTGCCAACCGCGTCATGTGCAACACCTATCAACTCGGAACGTAAGCTGGAATTGCTTCGCAAATACTCCAGCCTCTTCGAAATAGCCTTCCTCGGGACCGCTTTCAACTGGGGGCTGGTCTTGAAAAAAAAGTGACCCTTCTATGTTGTATTGCCTTTTGCAGAACAGCAAGTTTTCCATCAAGTCAAATACGCTTTGCAGCTCATCAGTGACGTCAGTTGGGTACGCATCAATCCCGTCTTCTGGTTGGCCACATAGCCTCTTGTACAGCTCAACGTATATGGAATAGTTACTCGATATCTGGCTGAACTTTGTTCTGTCGCGAGAGTTTTGCAACGACTCTTCAAAAAGGAATTCCCTACCTCTCTGTGATACGAAAACTCGCAAATCATTCTGGTTGCAAGAGTCATAGTTTGGCTTGTAGACACCTATTGCATTCGTCGCAAATTTGCTTTGGTCAACAACACCACCAATCTCGTATTTATTCAAGCCATTATTGGCAAGAATATCATTCAAGTCAGTGTTGATGCAGTCTCGGACTGCGTTGCGTATGTTGATTGGGTCTGTCATTTTGTTTCCTGAATGGACGCTAAGCCATACGACGTTTACGTGTGGCGTCCGTTGTATCGATTTAATTCACGCAAGTCTGCAAGTAATCCGAGTTGATTTGCTCGAAGCGAGGCTTGTTTCTGTTCTTCATCTGTCATAAGCCTAAACGCAAGGATTTGTGGTAGCGTCGTTGCCGCCATGACGAAGTATGTGTATGTGAGTTGCATGATTGGAGCCATTTCATGTGAACGTGACAGGCCCGCGTACAGCCATTCGGACGATGACTTGCAGAAGCCACGCTACTTCTTGTGGGTTCGTTCGAATCATTTCCTGCACTGCGTCAGGTATCGGTTCATCGAATAACCACTCGCCGACAACAACTTGCGAATCAATAAAAGACTTGCATTCGTCTCCGAGGACTATGCAGTTCTTTCCGTATGCTTGGGCATTGTTTCCGATTGCTATGCAGTTTTTCATGTCTCTGCCTCTTTTCGTGTTAGGTGGTTGGTACAGTTACTCCTCTTGTGATTTGACTGATTTCATCGAGGATGTCAACCGCTTCTGCTAATCCTTCGATTGGCAGTGCAGCATTAACCAAGTCATCCTTACGCTTAATCGCATCAGCGATTTCTTTTTCAGCCTGTGCAATTGCTTGTTGCTTCTTTAGTGCGACAATGTTTGGATCTGCTCCAAGCAATTCGTAAATGTCGATAACTTCCTGCTTCGCTGCGTCGCTCTCAACCTGAGCCGTTGCTAGGTTCGCGTTGGCTGTTGCGAGATCGCTGGTTAACTTGGTCTTTTCGCTAGCCAGTTTTGTCGCCAAAGCAGTGGTCGTTTCGTTGGCTGTCACTGCCTCATTTCGCTCAGCTTTAGCCTCTGCTTTCTCGGCTGTCAGGGTAGTGATGGCCGACTGTTGAGCCTCTGAAAATAAAGATGCAAACGCCATAACAAACTCGCTATCTACTATGAGTGCTATTGGGTCGATTGGCCTGCCTGATGCGTCCTCTTGGACCACTTGGACAACGCCGGAAGTGTTGTTGTGATTTACGAATAGTTCGAACTTTTTGACGATCATTAGAATGAACATCCTATGAGTGAATGATTGCGACGGTATGCGGATATTTCGGTAAAGTCGATCTTAAAATCTCCCAGACCTCCGAACCCAGTTGATCGGAAGATACGAACATATCTTGCCATCGTATTTATGTTGAAATTCGACTCCGACCCTTCGACAATGCCGCTGATCGTAACCCTGTCTGTCCAAGTGGAATCGTCGGGAGAAGTCTGGATGATCGACCCGTTAGTAAATTGTTGCCCCCAACCGTGAAAGGCGAAGGGAATACATCGTAACTGCACTGCGTCTACGCTTACCAATGACCCTAAATCAGCTTTTACCCAGTTTGCTGAACTGTTTATTGATCCCCAGACAGAAGAGCCACCTGTCTCCACGCCATCACGTAACCCCGTACCACTACTTGCTGAATGGCCAGTGTAATTGCCGAATGGAGCGGTTGCTGTATACGCACTACTGAACGAAGGCATTATACGGATACCTCCGACGGTCCAACAATCGTTCGCGTACCATCATACGTCCACGAATAAATTCGCATTGTGTTAGCCGCATCAAGCGGGACTGCTGCTCCTAGTACAACCAAGGTTCCCGAACTTACGGCAAGCGTGACAAGTCTTGGCGTTGCTCCTTGTCGAACAATGATTCGGCCTGAGCCGGGTTGGCTTGGTATCGTCAAAGTTGCTGTTACCGTCCCGGTTGCACTCGATAAAAGAAGTGTCTGTGTAGGACCATCGTTGAGCGGTATCGTTTGCGTTGTGCCCGAAGGTGTGTAAGTTACTTCGTCGGCAAGATTAACGTCCTTGTTGTTGTCCATGTATCGCCAAAGTGTACCGTCAGGCCATGCTGCTCTCTGTGCAGGGACGGAATCTGTGACTCGCCATCGGCCACCAGTTGTCGCGTTAGGAGTGAGTGCTAGTAGTGCTGCTTTTGTGATTGGGGCTAGATTGAGTGCTCCGCTCGCCGTGATAGCCGCCGCTGTCAGCGTCCCGGTCGTCGTCGGACTAGCAGATAACATCACGTTACCTGAGCCTGTCACAGCCTTTCCCTGCACCGAAGTTGCACTCGTCCACTCGGCTATCTGTCCTGACGTTGGAGTGCCACCGACTGTGATAGCACCACTACCCGTACTCGCTGCTGTAATCCTGCCTTTTCCATCGACTGTGATCGAAGCATTCGTGAATGTACCGACGTTGGAGTTAACCGTGGCTAACGTCAGTGCTGTTGCTCCGGTTGCGTCCCCGGTGTGAGTCGCGTTCGAAACTAATGACGAGTAGAGAGTATTGGCTGCGTTGTCTCCCGTGTTTGTGCCGGATAGATTTGTCGCCGCGACGCTACCAGAGAAAACAGTTGTCGGCGTGTCGATATCGATTCGCAGGGGGCTGCTGATTATGGCTTTACCAGTGTTCCATGACAGCCGACCTCTAGCGTCTCCTATTTGGTCTTGGCCCCAGCGTATTGTCCCATCCGAGTACATCCCATGAGCACGATCACTTGAAACGAAATTGAGAGCACCGTTAAATAGTGTTGCTCCCCCGCTGACAAATTGAACACGCGAAACATCGGCTGCATCCGTGTGCCACACATCTATCGCAAATCGAAATGCACCATTCGCGAGCATCGAGCTAGGGTAGCCACCGGCAGGATTCGCGAACAGAACACCTAGCGGTCCCATAGTTAGTGTTAGATAACTGCCTCCAAAATTGGATACCGCTGGTGAAGTCGGCACAACAACACTACTTAGCAATTCGATCGTTTCCGGCCCCACGATACGGCCACGCAGCACCGTCTCTGCGACAGATGTATTGCCCAACACGACTTGATTATTTTTCGTGGAACTTGTGCCTGCACCAATCGCTATCGTGTTAATCGCATCTACTTTTTGGCCGTCGCTTCCAGATCGTCTACCGATAAAAATATTATCCGAAGCGTTGACGTGTGTAAGACCCAGCCCAACTTGATCGCCCAGCCCGATATTATCATTGCCGAGGCATGCATACAGAGCTTCAAAACCTGATCCGATATTGCGATGCCCCTTACATTGCATTCCGCTGTAGGCACCCAACATAATGTTTTTGTTGCCAAGTGTTTCGCCAGTTGTACCAGCCCCAGAATAGTAACCAATATTTACTCCCTCTTCGCCACCTGTTGAGTAGGCTGCCGCATACGAACCGATGGCAACAAAACCTGTGCCTGTCAGTCGCTCCGTTGCTGCGACATAGCCAATCATTACGGCACCCACAACATTCGTTGCGTACCTTCCCGCCGCGTCCCCGATGCACACTATATGTAGTGCGTTTTCGAGTGTCGCTAGCGACAGGTTCCCTATGGCGACAATACCATTCCCGCTTTTCACCTCATGACCTGATTGAGTGCCGACAAAAACAGAATCACCGAGGAAAAGACCACTAGTGGCTGACGCTTCGAGCGAACCGCGACCTATCGATATGACGTTAATGCTTAACGCATTCGCAAGCCCAGCTTCTTCGCCGATCGCTTGGCAGCTATTCGCTGATCTGTATTTCCCCGCAACATACAGAGTATCCAGGTACGTCTTGAGCGTTGCTTTTAAGTTTGCCCAAGTCAGTTTTTTTAGTACGTTCGATGCAACCGAGTCAACAATCGGCATAACATCGGCATCAACCGGTGTTGCTTTGTCGTCTGCTGCAACCGTGGTAGTTGCAATTTCGGCTGGTAAGTCCGCCGCTCCGATGGCTTCAATTGCCGTTCTAAATAACTCTGGACTTTGAACCGAATAGGCAACGCCCATCAAATCAATATTTCCGTTGACAGTTATGCCATTTTCGTCCAGGAAAATAGATTGTGTACCTTGAGCAACAAAGAAGCCTCCAGTCGCACTCGCACTAACATTTAATGGTGGCTTTGCAATCGTATCTGATTTGAAATTTAGCTCAGATTCACCAGTCCCCGTTGCTGGTGGTTTCGTGATAATCCATCGCTGCTGCCCATCATCATTTACAATAAGAAAATTAGCGTCTGGTCCAGTTGGTCCAATTGGCCCTATTGGTCCAATTGGCCCTATTGGTCCAATTGGCCCTACCGGTCCAGTTACGGGAATTTCTTCTGTAGTGGCTAGCCCCTCAATCAACGTATAAAAAGTTGCTTGGGTAAGCGCATCACCAGTTTCAAAAAGTGCTTTAAGCGGTATCCGAGATGCAGGGTTAAGTACACCGCCAACTGCTTGTACCTCTTCTACAGTAGCTAACCCTTCGATCAACGCATAGAAAGATTCCTGGGTAAGTGGGTCACCAGTTTCAAAAATAGTTTTCAGCGTTGTGCGTGCCGTCATGCTTCTATCCTACTGTAGACTGACCAACTATAGACGGCCCAACAACATACCCAATAGACCAAACGAAACAAGGTTTGACGACCTTGCCCCTCAACTTCCAAATGGTTGAATACTGATCGGCAATTTCATAAACCGGCAATCCACCATCTGGCATAAGCTCGACCCATTCGTTTGTACAAACGACAAAAACGAATAGCCCTCTTCTAGGGTATTCGCCTAGCTCGGTATGCTTTTTCCATTCCTCGGGGCGCACCAAAAATTCTCGTGGTCCGTCCGTTAAGCTCGTAGTGTACACACTATCCAAGCTCGAATAAGTTGCCCCAAGGACAAGCTTTATTGGCCTAGCAAACTCGATAGTGTCGCAGTCCCTAGAACAGATGACCCAAACGTCAGTTTCCGAGAAGTCTTGTACGGCACTCCTAAGAAATCCGCATCCATACGCCATCCAGTCAGTAGGCGCAACAGGAACCACTGGGACCGCCGGAACAGATAATATCTGAACCGATGATCCCATTGCCCTGATGTTGCGCCCTCGACTGAATAGATTGGAATTCATCTTATCCCTTAAGGCACATCGACGTCGTTGTCTAGCTCCCCAGTAACCACGCCAAACAGCTCGATAGGCTCGATAGCCTCAAACTGAACCTGGACGGTCTTGGAACCTGGCTTAGCGGACTCCCCGGCCAACCAAGACTTATCAGGGTTGATGATCGCTCGACCAAGTAGGAACCCAATGGCGGGCGCTACGTTGGTTGCTCGCCACGATCCATCGGCTTGCCTGCCAAGGTAAATCTTGGCCCCCTGGATGATGTCAGTAACCCAAGGCGAAACGAGTTTCACTTCGACAACGCCACGGAGGTTAAGCCTCCCAAGATCACCGGGGCAAATCGCGCAACCTGGATCGGTAACGCCTAGCCGAATCGGCAAATCGGTATCAGGGTCCAGAAGAACGACCACGCCACCGCCAGGGATGACGAAATCAGTTGTGTTCTGCCAAATGAAGTTGTCTGGTGAACGCCAAGTACAAAAGTTAGGCAGGGGTTCGACGTAAGTAAATGCTTCGCAGTAACCCCGCAAAGTTGCTCGCCAAGGTGTTCTCATAGTTCTTATCTCTCTTTTCTAATTAGTTGAATTGGTAAAAATTGACTCGTCGGAAGTTGGCCTAACTGCTACTTGATTCAGTCAGATCGGGGATAGCGCGGATGATACCATACTTGTCCATTGGGTTGACGCGGGAACGCTTGTAGAACCGCATGCCCATTCCAAGGGTATCCCCAGGCAACGCGAACCGCTCAACTCGGGGTTGTCGCATGCCTCGCAATGTTGTCAGCTCGTAAGGGCTGAAATTGCGATTCTGAGTGACTAGGCCCCAAGCTGGAAGACCAGCTAAATCACCATAGATGGTATCGTTGTCCATGTCGTCGCATACCTTCACCTCAATCTTACCTCTCCACCAATTCTTCTCACTGTTGCTGTCACAGTCTTGGCAGTAAGAATCATCGCTGAACAACTTCCATGCCTCTTTCTCAAGGCCAATGCCAACCAGCAACCAGAACTTCTGGCCCATCCGTAGACGGCGAGTTTCCAGGCCTTTTTGGATAGTACGGGTCTTCATTCGGTCCCATGCCAACTGGACGTTTTCATAGCTCAAGACCGCATCGGCACCACTAAGCGTATTAGTAGCGTCGTAGAAATCGTCGGTCGAGTTATAGAAGTGTTGGAAGAATTCATAGTCTTCCGTATCGCCCATCTCAACCATCATGGCAATCATGTCGTTAATAACGCCCATGTTATCATTGATGATGTCATCATCTTTGAAAACGATGATTCCGCCGCGAGTCTCCAGCCATGTTTGCCAAATTTCCTCTTGCCCGAATGCCAAATGGACGAGCTTGCCATCTGGAGCAAGTTTTGGCCATCGCTCGCCGCCGTTGATCCGCATTCTTCCAACAGGTCGCAAGTCAGGGTTCGTACCCGTTCGGAACATGCTCGGGGTACATTGTGGAGCAAGTTGTAGATGCTGCATCATCGCAACTTGCGCAACCCCGGCAAAGGAGTTTGGCATAGTTGCATTAAGCGATACGTTGACCTCGCCCAAGAACTGAATTGCTTCGCGCGTATCGGGCTCACCATAGCAAGTAAAGGTTTTGCCTTTTGCTTGGGGTGCCATGTTCGCATGCAGAGCAACCATTTCCTTGAAGCCGATTTCGCCCAAGTTCAAGGCCTCGTCAATGACTGCCTTGGAGTATCGCTTTTCCAAAAGCTTTTCATCGGCAAGGATAATTTCATCATCCTTGACGTTCAGGCGGATTCCGCTCATCAAGCGGCATTCAGCCACTTGCAAAGCATGGGTGCGCCCGTCTTCTTTGACCTTGCCAGTTGGCACTTTGCCTCGCCCCTCTCGCAGCTTTGCAAGTTCCATTGCATCCACAACTTCTTCGTCGCTCAAGCCCTTATCGATGGCTTGTCGAGCAAGTTTCATGTCACCATCAGTAAGTTCCATAACCTCTGACCAGCGCAAAAAGTCGTTGCCGCCAAGGTCTTTTTTGACCTTTTCAGCTTCCTTCTTGGCCTTATCTTCAAGCTCCGTCTTTTGATCTGGTTTCTTGTTCTTCAAAGCTTCCTCGGAAGCTTTGAAGGTATGTTCGATCTTGGATTGTGACTTTTCCGAAAGGCCTTCAAAGTCCTCAACAGAAAATTCAAAATGCGATTCCAAGAACTCAGCGAATTTTGTTTCGTCGATTTCTTTGATGGCCATCTTACGTTTCTTTCCTTCGTTAAGAGTAGTTGCAGATGTTTCATCGTCAGCGCCCAACGTTGTGACACTGACCTCCCGCAAAATTCCAGCTTCAATCAACACTAACGGGCCAAGATGATCGGCACCATTGACGTGTACTTTTTGTTTTTCAGGTATGTACCGTGTTCGAGTAGATTTCACACCAACGCTCGCCTCAAAAGGGAAGCCATTGGCTGAGTCATTTACGAAATCCATCGCTGTCTGACTTGTACTCGATACGGGGCCTTTAATTCGAACATGGTGATCCGCTGTTATCATTACCTTGCCATGCCCAATACGCAAAGATGGCTCATGATCTGCAATGAGAGGCACAACGGACTTAAATGTCAGACCTGAAACATCAATGAGAATCCTTTGGCCCCATTTAGTAGCAACTTTACCAGTGTAGGCAAGGGAATCAAATTGCTTTAGCTTCGTAGCCCCTTCCCCCGGTGCATCGCTTAGCTCAAACGTGGTTCCGTCTGATGCATCCAAAAAGATTTCCTTGATGGAATTCAGGGCAGTCTCACGCAAGCTTACTTGCTTAGCTCTATGTGCTGCTTTTGCTGCTAGCTTGCTTGGCATTGTTGCTACCTTTACTTGGGGTTGTTGGTTGTACTTTTAATTTTGACCATAACATGGCTCGGTATTCGTCTGGACTAACGTTGTAGAACTCCGATGCTTGCTCAACCCGCTCGTCTAAGTCCTCATTTCTCGACTCGTAGACCTCGGGAAGTGTCATCGCGCACGATTCCAAATCTTTCTGTCGTGCGCTCGCTTCTTTATTTGGGTCGATATGGCATTTCACGCGGCCCCATCGCCATTCGTGGTCTATGTCCAAATCGCCTTTATCTTCGTCCTCACTCTTAGCTAGTTCCTTGCTCCTAGCTAGATCCTCACGAACAGCCGCAACAACCGATGGTCCGAAATACCCTGGTATCTTCGCACCCTCTAAAAGCCATTGCTCAAACGACAAAGAGCATGTTGGCTCTAGCTCTGCCCTGTCCTCGTAAATTTTATTGAGGTAGGGTTCCCAATCAATATTTGCGGCACTGAATGAAGCGTCCCCCGCATCGCCCATAATCAAAATGGCGGGCATAAAAATTGGGCTTACGGCCATAGTGACAATTGACTTCAGCGCATCTTTTGAATCTGTCCCAGGGGCCTCACCTTGCATCTTACTGATGCTCGTTCCCTTTGGCAGTGTTGGGACCATCAAGCCATTAGCTGGCATCTTGAATGGTTTATCAGTTGGGAGCGGGCAACCTGATCTGCTATCGTCATCGTCTCCGATCCATGCCGCATCTACTTCAAGAGCTAAGGGCATTCGTGCAAATAGCTCCATGCTACTGATAACTGCATTTTGGAAGGCTGTTATCTTGGGAAACCAATCAAGCGTAGTATGTAGCTCAGGTATCCCTCTCTTTTGTTCTTCCAAGACACCACAGAACCAATAGGCTACTCTGCTTGCATCATGTTCGTCGATTGAGTTAGGGCCACCGCTGATAAAGAACTTTGTCGGTTGGCCATCCTCACTGTATTGGATGCCATCGTTAATGCTCGCCTCATTGACCAGCTCCAACGGGGTCTGCAACCGTGTTGCCGACACATCAACAAGCTTTAGCTTAACTGGGTCCATCTGCCTTTCAGCAGTGACAAAATAGGCAAGGCCTTCTCCTACCTTCATGCCAGCTCTACGGAAGGATCTCAATGTCCGTACAAAACCAGATCGCTGCGTCCATCTTCGCCATCGCTTTTTTAGATGCTTTCGATCTTCTGGTGTGATCCTATCATCGGTAATGACGACCATCGGACCAGAGCCAACTACCATAGACGCATGGAGGTTCAACGCCTTGGCATAGTAAGGGGCTTTACAATCGTTGTCAGCGCTCTTTTGTTGCAACTCTTCGCGTAACTGGCCGTCCGATGTTTCGGGACCTGTAAAGCAATCGAAGACTTGAACAGATGGTACGGTATCCCCGGTAAAGCCAAGATCACTTTCGCGAAACTCGACCTTAGTTGGCAACCAGCTCATGAACCAATCTTTTAGCTTCACCATACACCCCAAGCATGGCCTTGAGGACCTAGGTTAGCCCTACCGTGGCTATGTGGTGGATGTGGGTCACTTATGACATTGCAGAACACCAGGTCACAGAAACTACGTGGGGCATTCAGGGCTTGATTGGCAAGCAGAATTTCCGAAACACTTCGGAACGTAAATGAAACATCGGCAGTACGAATGGAACTCGGGCCGAGTGCCTTTCCACTTTCTACTAGCTGCTCAATTGACATTTAGTTGCGCTCGCAAAAGGGTTTCGGACTCTTTTACGTGTCAATTTTTTCTATATGCTGCTAAGAACTATGTCAAGTAAGTCAATATTTTGTAGCTACCTGTAGCCTTTTCGCCTAATAATCTCTGCCAAAATGTGATTCCATAGCCTCTGCTACGCTCACCCTAGGCGCTTCTTTTTTCTTCTTGACCGCGTAATCGTCGAACTTCGCTCCACTTCGGTTAAGCAAGACGTAGCACCCAACCGCGTTGTCAAAAAAGTGATTGTCAGTAGGGAGTTTTTTCCATTTCCAGACCCCTTTTCCAGTCCGCTCTTGCTTGATCCATTCGGGTACTTCCGCTCGGTATTGTTCGGCAGCCATGAAGTGAACTTGCTCGTTTGCAGCGAACAAACTTACGCTGTTCAGCGTCCCAAAAAACTGAGCTAGCCCCCGATGAAATCGGTACTTGTAGTAGCTTGCATCGAACTCGATATATCTTTGCTTGCTACGCTCTGATTTCTTTTCCGACCAAGCATCTCCCCGACTCTCTCCAGCCTTCTTTGGCCTCTCATTTATGCTCATGTCACCTGGAGAGGGCGCGGCCCCCCTCATTGGCATTACTACGTCACAAGAAGTAATGCCTTGAACGATCTTGTTGATTAGGTCGAAGCCATCCCCGCAATCAACCCCGATTGCATTGAACTTTAGGACCTCTCCATCGGTCTTAGCCCAAACCCTATTCCTAAGCTCCGTCACCAGCAAATTTATAGCCACCGTCTTTTGGTCTTCAACGGACATTCCAGCCAAATGTGGGTTGTCATTAAATCTTCTTGATACGGTCGAGAGGGACCATTGCCTAGCGTGTTGCTCAGGCCATGATTGCATATCAATTATTGCCATCTGGTTTCGGCTGTTGCCCGCCGCAACGGTCCAGTAAAGCAATGTGTCGTGAACGTCGATATGGCATACCAATTTATCGCACCATTCGGGTATGACTCCCCTTGGCTCAACGTGTTGCTTCTTGATGATGTCAGCATGAGAACACCGTATGTCTTGCTCAGCATTCAACCTCTTTGGCGTGTTCTGATCCTGATTCCAAAATGCTTGCTCATCGTTGATGTAGTTATTCATGCCAGCTTGAATTGCGCTCTCGCAAGTTTCCTCGTCGAACGCATGAACCCAACTCACCACCGCGCCAGCATCGGCCAAATCTCTATCTTGTAAGTACAGTGCCCTCGCCGCTTCTTGTGCCTTCAACTGTCCTTGTGGGTCTGCTGCATCGAACCCCTGGAGCACGTCTTTGTATTTTGTCTTCCACCATTCCAGACTTTCCTTGCCTGGTAGCGATTC